GATTAAGGTTATCGAGTTTGCTGGTTTTCTGGGCTTTGCTGTCGCGTAGGTTACGCAAATATCTGTAGGTCATTATTTTTGGTATTGGGTTAGAATTTCTCCCTCCGCATCCAGAGGGATATCGCTAATCCACTCAGGAGGAGTGGACATAATTTGAGTAATTTTTTGTAGGACTTCTTCGGCTTCGTCTTCATCACACTCGCAGATCACTTCATCGTGAACATGGAAGATAATGTCTATGCCAGCCTTGTCGATCTCTAACATCATGAAACTGAAAATATCTCTGGCCAGAGCCTGTGAGAGATTCTCAGCGAGGACTCCTCCCCACAGTTTCATGATGCGTTTCTGGCCGTTCCGGTTAATGCTGGAAACAAACTGGATTCGTCCTTGGGCCAGAGTCTTGCGGATATTCCCGTAGTTAAGAGACCTGCCAGACGGTAGCGGTAGAGACAGGTGGCCGATATCATAGGCTTTATCGATTTCTTTGTTGAGCTTCTTCCAGTATTGGGGAACCTTCGCGAGCTTGGTTCGGTAAAGATCCACAGCGTCTTGAGCTTCTTTCTGAGGCATATCATACATCTCAGCAAACCGTTTAGCCCCTGCGCCGTAGCCGCAGCCCAATACGAGAGCCTTGACTTTGTGTCTTAGCTTGGCGTCCTTCTTCTTCAGGACTCCCTTGTCTTCAGACCACAGACCGAACTGGATCGCGAATGCCTCGTAGATGTCGTCGGACTTCTCGATTGCGTCCATCGTCTCTCGGTCACGGGATAGCCAGCAAAGAGTGCGGACTTCGATCTGAGAGAGGTCAACGACGACTAGCTTCTTACCTTTAGGCGCGGTAATGAGGTTACGCATATTGACCCCGAACATACCTTCTCTCGGCAAGTTCTGGAGATTAAGATTACCTCCACTACCGCTGAAGCGTCCGGTGTGTCCTCCGAAATACATAATGCCTCCGTAGTATCGGTTATCCGGCATCGTCGCGAAGTCGAAGCTATCGAGCTTCTTCTTGATCGTGTTTATACGACGCCAGTTCGTTACGGCCTCGATCCATTTGTATTTGTGGCCATGTGCCAGTATCCACCGCTGGGCATCGACATCCGTTTTAGCGAGAGAGGCTGGCGGTTCGATGCCAAGCTGAATGCAGTGTTCGTCGAACGCTTTCCGGCTAAGTAACGGCTTCTCGTCTGCCCAAGGTATCGCCTTCTCTGTTTCAAAAATGAGTTCGTTGATCGTCTCCTTAGCTTTGCGTAGAGCGTCCACGTCAATCGGGATTCCTCTCTGAACGATCCGTCGATTCGTAACGCTGATGTCCCTCTCAAACTGCGACCATTTAGACTCGTAAGCCTTCCACAGACGGAGGCAGAGGACGGAGTCCTTGATGGCGTATTCCTCTACTTCCTTCTGGAACTCTTTAGTCATACCCGCCCACGTCTTGCCAGACATATTATCACGGGTGGATTTAGAGACCTCCAGATCGAAAGCTTCAGCGGTTGAGTTCTTCAGCGATCTCGGCAAGCCGACCGCAGCGGCCATGTCGGCGGTGCAGTGCCACTCGGCTGGTTTCACCTCCGGCCACCAACCGCAGTTGATTCCGTATAGGTAAAGTGTTTCATCGAATGATGCGTTATGGGACAGGACGATATTGCCGTTAAGCAGGTTCCAGTCAAAATCTTCAGGATGGCCGACAAACTCGTAGCCGTCATCTCCGACAACGCTCACCATATAGGCGTCGAAGTCGTAGTGGGAGAAGTAACCTAACGGGCCAAGCTTTCGTATCGAGCAGTGCTTGTCGTAGTAGGTTTCAAAATCTAATGCGTATGTAATCATATAAGTATATTTGTGAGCAGAAAAAGCCCACCGCAAAGGAAAGACTGAAAAACTCTGCGGTGGGCTTGTATCCTACTAGTGTTACTAGTATTCCTAGTCCAATTCCAATTCGGTCTGCTCGCCAGTAACGTGCTGGAGTGCCTCCCGAACTACCCGCAACTTTCTCAAGTTGCTCCCGACTTGCGAGAGTTGATCCTCGACTTCGGTGATCATGCCGTCGAGCATCTCGATCTCATTGAGAAGGAGATCGCGGGAATTTTGTTCTTTCTCTTGGTCAGTCATAACTACGCTCCGAGAAAGTTTTTAACAAAGGCGGTGACATCCTCATCGGCTTCTTCCTTAGTCACGCTGAGTGACGGATTAAACCAAGTATACTTGCCCTTGCTGAGTTCTTCAGAAACGAAGTTCCAAACTTTGCTATGAATAGGAACTCCAGACTGGAGAGCAGCGAATGTCGCAAGACGCTTGTAGGTTGAACGGTATGCGTTCTTACCCACGTTGATCTTGCCCAGTGCGTAGTTGTGGTCGCCGATTGGCAACTGGAACGCATCGCCTTCTTCACTACCTTCAGGCTGACGCATGAGGAGAGTGATCTCGGCGAACTCAGTCATGTCCCAGTCCGACTCCGCTTCAATGGCGTCGGCTTGTTCTTTAGACCAAGCGATGCGGGGGATATCCTCTTCCTCGAAAGGGATGTTCTCCCGCCAGCCCTTCTGGGCCGCTACGGTGATCACCTTTACCGGAGTATCCGGTGGGGCGATCTCGTATGTCTTGTCGAAGAGAATCGACCCGACAGGTGCGTCGGATTGCGACATCTTTTGACAGACGTTAATACGTGGAATCTCGATGTCCTCTACGTCGATTTCGATTCCGCTTACGTTGGTGGAGAGACCAGTGTTGGTCTCGGCAGCAACGACTTCTTGCTTTTGGGTTTTAGCCATAATATCAATTATTGGTTTGCTTTATTGAGTCGCGACACAGTGCCGCTCGTCTGATGTTTCTACGATTCCTGCGTCTTCGCATTCGTCGAGGAAAGTTTGTCTGCTGTCGGTTCCTGCTTTCTTAGCAACCTTGGCGAGAGGGAAGTTAACTTGATCCAGCAGCGTGTCCAGATCAATTCCATATTTTTTTGCGATTTTTACAAAAGTCGCGTTATCGGAGATCTTTCTAGTCCTGCCCATCGAGCGGAGTTTAAGACCGTCAAGCTGCTCGCCGTCTTTAAGAGCGTCGAGTGTTTTACGTTTAATAGACATCGACCAGTTCTCCACGATCTTCGCGATGTTGAATAGCTCAGAGAGTCTGGCCGGATTATCAACGTCAGTAGGATCGATGTCCGGCAACGTGGTATCGAGTTTTTTGGCCACACTGATAACGAGACCGCCTAGTGCGGGACAAGTATCTTCGTGCCTACAGAATCGGCAATACTGAGTCGGGGTGCATTCCTCAAGCTCAGGTGTGCCGGACTCCCATTTCGGTCTGACTTCTTCGCCAGCCTTGATGACTCGGCTAAGGTCTTCGACCAGAGTAGGGAGGTCTTCTCGCGTGAACGTGTGGTGCAACGTCGCATTGTGCTGCGGAACGTAGAACGCGAAGACGATCTCCTTGATGTCGGGATACTTCTGGAACGCTCCGGTCGTGTATGCCTTCGCTTGCCAGTTCTTTTCCGGCGGGTCGATGATACTGATTCCGGTTTTGTAGTCAGCCATGACCGCACGGTCGCCGCCTTTGAGGATCAAGAATCGGTCACAGGTTCCCCATGTTTCAGTGCCGTCGAGCGCGACCTCAACTTGGATCTCGTTAAGCTCTTCCTCGATCTCATCGAAGTTGCCCATGAAGTCCTTCTCCATCTCAACGATCTGCTCATAGATAGCGAGTTCTTCTTCGTTATGGAGAGCAGAAGGGTCGAATACTTCAAGAGCCTCATGAATACGAGTCCCCATCTCAGCAGCGGGTGACGTGCCGTCTCGGCCTTGGTAGCCAGCACAAGCGGCTACATACTTCAGGCTCGACGGAGAGAACTCTGCGTGTCCTCTGCTTTGGTGGTCTGGTGTATTACACATCATCGTGATTCGATAAAGTATGAAGTTTCATCTCCATCATTGCTTCAGCTATTTCATAAGCCTTATCTGCTCTTTTATCTGGGCTACCTTGAGTCAGAGATGCAAGAGCTTGACCTGCAAAATAATCTAATAAGGTCATACCCTTTACAGATCCAGTTGATGGAAAAGCTTTCCATCTATTGATGTATGGGTATTCCAGTTTTCTTTCTTTGTTCATGGTTTTATTTTTGGTTAGTGGTTCGGGGTGAGAGCTTAACTGCCCCGTCAGCGAAGTCTTAATTGCCGGACTCTCTCGGCAAAATATTATTTCAGTGGCACGACGATATAATCATGGTGACCTTTATAGGATCTAGCATACTCCACACACTCTCTGAGATTGCCAGAGAAATCGATGTATGATGAATCAATGACGTGATAATCTGTGGTTGGTAGGATCACATTCTTCGGGTTACGAACCAAATGCGTCGATGAGATACGCCAGCCGTCCGCAGAGTTGTTGACTACAGAGGTGAAGACGCGCATATCCGACGGATGGTCATCGCCGTCAAAACTCCTCATCATCTTCTCCACCTGCCACTTTGACAGGAGGACAGACGCGCTGATCTGTTCAGGTTCTTCTTTAGTCTCTACCGAAATAGGTTCAGGTAGATCCGGTGAGGTGGAGCTAAACAACACTGCGGCTATGGGAGAGACGCATAGTGCCAATATGAATAATTTTTTCATGGTCTACTTAGTTGGTTTAATTTCTTTAGTGACGTTCTTCAAGATATTTCTGATAATAAATCTCAACTCAGGTTCTGCGTTGATCCTACGGTCAAGCGATTTGACCGCATGAGGGACGCTGCTGTGTGAGACATAGCCAAAATAATCAGCGATGATCTGCTGCTGGATTCCGTAGTTTTTGTGCAGCAGAGCAGCCGCAACGGATCTCGGAACCGAATATTGACAGGCTCTGGATTTTTTAAACAGGTCATCATCGTAGATTGAAAACTCATCGGCGACGAGTGAGCATACTTTCTCGACGATGTCTCGTTTGTATTTGGTGAGACCCTTAATTTGTTTTTTAGTGTCCATTTAACTCGTTATTGAAGTCATACTCAATCCCGTCGATGAGATCGTCATTAATAAAGTCCGCAATAATAATGGACTGGTATGCCCGTGAGAAGTCGCCGGACTCGCTGTATTGTTCAGCGTCTTTCTCGCTGACCTTGGCCCATTCTTTGAGGTATTTAATTAATTTCTTTTTCTTAATTTTCATGATCTGTTGTTGGTTATTGATGTAGAGTGTTTAGGTTATCTGACTTCTCTTCGACAACACGCATAACGTGTTCCTCTATCGAATCGCTGGCAACTAAAATCTTCTGAATGGCGTCGCTCTTCGCGCCGTTTCGGTGGATACGACCCAATGCCTGTAGGTGGTCTTTGACATTGAACGTGGGCGAGATCAATGAGACCCGCTGCCTACTACCGTTGATGTCGTGCAGCGAGATTCCGGTTCCACCAGCGGCGATGTTGACCACGATGACGTGTTCCGTATCGTCTTGGAAATCGTCGATCACCTGTTGCCGCTCTTCAGCCGACTGACCTCCGACGATAGCCGGACAATCCAACAACTGCTGTAGTGTCTGGGCGGTCTCCGTAAAGTTGACGAACAGCACGACACTGTGTCCCTGCTCGACGTAGTCCTTGGCCATGTCGGCCATGTCTTTGGCTTTGAGTGACTCCGCTAGCTGGCGAGCGCGAAGTAGGTTGACCAAAACCCAGTCACTGTCCTCAACGGTTCCGTTCTCCAAAAGATTTGTGATGATCTCAGGAGTGATGTCTAAATCCTTATACGCCTTCGCGATCTTGGCAGCAGAGCCAAACGCAATCGGCTCCACGAATACACGGTTCGCTTTAAAGGACTCGGGGAAGTCATCAACCGTGAGCCGCTTAACATTCTTCCCATACATGACCTTATTAAGATCACTGAGCTTGGTCTTACGACGAAGCTCCCACGCGTTCCACTGGTTCTGACTGCATCCGTATTGCATCATCCAACCGAACCAACTCTTGACACCGTCCTCCGCTTTGTTGAGATTGTGCAGACCTAATGCGTATCCGATTGGCCGCATCTCAGTAGGGTCTTCGGCAGCGGTCGCACTCATCGCATGGATCGAGTAGCCTTGTGCCACTAACGACACCAGCAGTTGAGCGTTCTGCGTGTACGGTCCTTTGCATCTGTGAACCTCGTCCACTAACACTAATGTGTTTTTAGGCAGGTTCCACGTCATGATCTTCTTGCCGCGTCTGGACATGAAGTCCGTCCGGCCCGTTCTGATCTTCTCGTAGTTCAGGACGAACAAAGGATCGATGCCAGTCTCTTTAAGCTCGCGTTCCCATGACGGTATCACCGCCTTCGGACACAAGACCGCGACAGGTCTATTTAAGGCTTTGGCCAGATGCGCGGCTACTACGGTCTTACCAGTCCCGACATGGCTAGTGTCGAGTGAGTTTAAATTCAACTTGTGCTTCGCTAGGAAGAAGTCGAGCGCGTCTTGTTGTTTCGGATATAGCGTCTTCATTTATTGTCTATGAACAGACAAATAATTGAAGGACTGCGATGTGTCCAGAAAAACTTTCAACTTTTTTTACCACCCCAAATATATCGGGCAATAAGGTAGGCGTCGATCATGCCGTCGTGTGGCGTCCGGCATCGTTTGTTCGCCAGCCAGTTCTCCGACGGCTCTAACTGATTCGCTAGTTCTAAGGCAACTTCCTTAGTCCTACCTTTAGGAACTCTGCCCAGCATGACCTTCTGCCACTTGTGGACTGAAACACGCATTATGTTTTCGTAGTCGTGGGACTCAGCCATGCCGACTAGCTTGCCGAACGAGATCGCCATTGACCGAATTGCTTGGCTACTTTTCGCGTGAGCTAGCGGTTCCTCGACCGCAAAGATAAAGGGAGTGTTCAGATCCATTATCCACTGATGAACCTGACGGATGTCGATCTCTTTCTTCTTCGACATCTGAAGAGTAGGCATACGGATTTTATCGATGAGACTGCCGTCGTGTTTCGATATGGCGCAGAGGCCGCCATCTAATCCGTTGTCTACTCCGACGATCAATTGTATTTTAGGAGTCATAATTGGGTGGGGATATACTCAGGACAATACATATTGTCGCAGTCATCTTCCACAGGCCCATCGCACGTCTCGCAGTGTTCGTCCCGTTCCTCAGTGAGGAGGGCTTTAGCGAGAATCGAGTAGTTCACAAGATCCTCACAGGCGTCATCAACCGACTCGCCAGCGACCTGCAACTGACCGTCGTTCACGAACGACTTAATCCTCATCAGTTTATCCTGCATCCTTAACAGCAATCCGGTAACCGGATGGAGTCCTAACGATTTAGCTGACTTGAAATTAGCGAGCGCGTCTACGGTCTCAGTGCCACCGCAGTAGTCGCTGTTCTTTGCTCGCATGATGTCGAGCGTTTTAGCGCACGTCTCTTCGTGGAGACGGAATAGGGTTTCGGGTTTCATAATACTTCTTCCATTTTATCCCACAGGAGCTTCATAATTTCTTCTCGGTAATCATCCGCTTCTGAGGGGCTGAACCCGTATTCTTCTATGTGTTCCCCAAAGTCTGCCTCACGGTGGAGTAAGAAAAGACGAATAATATCTAGGTTCTGCCAATCTAATTGTTTTTTCATTATTTTACTGGTATTGAATCTCCTCTGATCAGTAGGCCGTCGCCCTCTGCTGGCACAAGAACCCTGATCCCTTTCGGCAACGATTGCAGGTAGAACACTTCGCGAGCCGTTGACGGTCTCACTCGATACCATAGGCCGTCGGCGGTATCGACAGGAAATCGGAAATCAGAACCCTCATCTACGCGGGTAATGAACCTTGCCCCTACTTCGGGTTCGCGGTCTTCAAACATTGCGACGGTATTAAATCTCTTTTCCGGTCTCGGCGTCAATCGTTTTTTTCTGTTTTATCGCCCCTCCTCCCTTGTCGGCTTTGGAGTTATTGAGGATAGAAATATCGATCTGCATCTTACTACTGCCGCCGCCAGTCTTCGCGTTAAGACCTAAGTTACGGCGAATAAGCTGGTCGAGTTCAGACATCTCGCGGATCGTCCTCGGCCCACGCAGGGTCTTCATCGAGTCACGCAGTAACTTAATTCCGGCTGCGGCTACGTAGTGCTGGTATTTGTCAGCGGGCGAGTTCTGCGCCTCCGCGATCTCGCTAAGGGTAACGTCCTCTTCTTTCGACGCTCGGAACCGTTCTTCAACAATGGCCGAACTAACCGTCTCGTTAAAGTGTTCTTCAATATCTTCTTTAAGCTGGTCTTTGTCGTCGTCCGGTTTCAGGTGTTCGTCTTTGACTTTTTTATTGTGGATCAGGTTGTCGAGAACCTTGCCGTCCGACATATCCCCGTTCATCTTTGCAGCGACTCCGTGCTTCTTCAGCCATTTACGAATTGTGTTGCGGTGAACCCCAATGTGTTGACCAATCGCACTATTACTGTAACCTTCTTTGTTAAGGCGCAAGGCTTCGGCCTCGCACTCCCGTATAGGTTTTTCAGACATCCACTTAATTATGCCTTCCGAAGCAGATAAACGCAAGCGCGTTCTGGAGCCGCGCATCGATCCACAATCCAAGAAAATGGACGTGGGCGGTATGATGATCCAGCCCACCAGTCTCCTTACCGCTCTACTTTACGGTTTCGCGCAGCACCCGAACGATAAAGCCAAAGAGTTCTATTTCTGGCGAATCTGCGACGAACTCTGGAATAGGGAAGAACTACCGGAGCCTATGATGGTCCGCCACCCTTGGGCCGAAAAGATGATTCGGGCAGCGATTAAGCACAAGTATCTGGCGGTAGGTGGTTCTGCGTCGTCTGGTAAATCACACACAATGGCCGCATGGGGAATCGTCCAGTGGCTATCTCAGCCACGCGATACGCTGGTTCTGATGACCTCGACTACCTTACGGGAAGCACGAAAAAGGATTTGGGGTTCAGTGATGTCCTTGTTGTCCGTGATCGATGGTGCGCCGATCAAGATACGGGATTCGATAGGAAACGCGGCCTACATCGATGAAAACGGCACGCTTATCGAGAGGGCTGGTCTTTCGCTTATCGCAGCGGAAAAATCTAAGACGCGAGAAGCCATCGGAAAATTCATCGGAATCAAGCAGAAGCGGGTGATTATGATCGGTGACGAGCTTTCAGAACTCTCTGAGAGCATTTTGCAGGCTGGTCTGACTAACTTATCGAAGAACCCATTCTTCCAGATGATCGGTATGTCCAACCCGAACAGCCGATTTGACGCCTTCGGCGTCTGGTCGGAGCCGAAAAAGGGCTGGGAGTCCGTCGATACGCAGACCGCTGACAGGTGGACCACTAAATGGAACGGCCATTACCTCCGGCTGGACGGTGAGCGGAGTCCAAACATTACTTTAGGAGAGGTTAAATATCCTTGGTTACCGACTGCTGAGAAGCTGGCAGAGGACAGGGCGTTATTGGGGCCGGAGTCCAGAGGATACATGAGGATGGTTCGCGCAGTCTTTTTCGACTCTGACGAAACGACGGGAATCTACTCTGAGGCAGAGCTTACCAAAGGTGGCGCGATGGGGGAAGTGGACTGGGCCGAAAAACCGACAGTGGTAGCCGGAATAGACCCTGCCTTCACCAACGGCGGCGATAGGACGATCATGTATACCGCCGAAGTAGGCTACGCCCGAAACGGCCAATACGTATGTAAATTGGGAGAGGCGATCCACCTAAACGATGACGCCACTAATAAAGCGGTTCCGCGCACCTACCAGATCGTCCACCAGATTATAGATCACTGTAAACGGAGGAATATCTCTGCTAATAACGTAGCACTCGACTCGACCGGAGCGGGTGCGCCATTCTGCGACGTGTTGGCTGGCGAGTGGTCGAGCGACTTCATGCGCGTCACCTTCGGCGGTAAAGGATCAGACAAGCGTGTTAGCATGAACAGCCAGCTTACCGGAGCCGAACTCTACACGAATCGGGTATCTGAACTCTGGTTCGTCGGCAAGGAACTGCTGAGAACTAAGCAGATCTATGGTGTATCGTCGGATCTCGCACAGGAAATGTGTGCCAGAAACTACGACATGACTAAGGGAACAGGCACGCTGAGAGTGAAGATCGAGTCGAAGCCAGAGTTCAAGGCACGGTTTGGTCGCAGTCCAGACTTGGCAGATGCTGCTTTCTTGGCTCTCGATTGCGCTCGCCAGCGATTAGGATTAGTGGCTGTTGATCCACCGAAAGACGATAAAGATACGGGATTCAGGAAACAGGTTACGATTAAAAGTCTTAGCGGTGCGCTCAATAATCCAGATACCAGTCTGATCAGCTAAAAAAAACTTTTCTCTGAGGCTTTGAGTATCTTATAATATATTATAAGATACCAAAGGTCTGGGAAAAAAGTTTTTTTTGCCCCGAATCCCGAAGATTGACACCTGTTCCTAAAACATGTATCTTCTGCCTGTGGCGAATAAACGATTCAAGCGGCTCCCTTCTGGCCGTATCCAATACCACGGCGAGACGTTCGCTGGCTTTAATAAGCCTAAACGCGCCCCGAAAGGGTCGAAAAAAAAATTTGTCGTGTTAGGCAAGGAAGGTGACAAAATCAAGAAAGTCTCGTATGGACATCGTGATTACAGCGATTTCACCAAACACAAGAACCCGAAGCGTCGGGCTAATTTCAGAGCCAGACACAACTGCAAAACCGCGAAAGATAAGACCACCGCACGCCACTGGGCCTGCAAGCACCTCTGGTAATCATGGCTAAAAGCAAAAAAGACGAGCTTAAACAAGCGAGTGCCTCCGTTAAGGCGAAGAATACCGCTTCTACGGCAGAAGCAGCTCCGGCAGCTCCGGCAGAAGCAGCTCCAGCAGCTCCGGCAGTTGGAAGTTCCGCTTACTTCGCGCCCCGCTCTCTCAGCGGCGGACCGTCGAAAATCTCAAGAGCTGGTATGGAGGACACTCCCTCAAATATGCCGAGTTCAGACGCTGGCTCTCCGGCAGTTGGTAGTTCCGCCTACTTCGCGCCCACCTCTCTTAGCGGCGGACCGTCGAAAATATCAAGAGCTGGTATGGATGAAACGGCTCCACCATCTCCGGCAGAAGCAGCTCCGGCAGAAGCAGCTCCGGCAGAAGCAGCTCCGGCAGTTGGTAGTTCCGCTTACTTTGCACCCACCTCTCTTAC